AACTATTTTTGGATTCTATCCTCCGTACCCTCCGTACTTTGAAAGAGATAAGGAAGAAGCTGGGCTTTTGGCCGGAGTGTGACAACTTGCCATCCTCCGGTACGGAGGGTAACCCTCCGTACCCTCCGAGGTCCAAGGGGGTCTGCTCGAAAGTTGGGCCGAAGTTGGGCGGCCTGCAAGAACCATGCCACCCCTGCCACCCCGGCCACCCAGGCTGCCTCGGTGGTCAACTGGTCATACCACCGGACCATGGGACCTTGCCTTGCCCCCAGCTTCCGTTTGAGGTATGCTGTAGTATGGCTACGTGGTGGACACCGCTGCGGTTGACGAGCTGGTCTGCGGAAGCGGTGGCCCAGCGCGCCATCTATGAGGCCGACGATACCGGCGAAGCCGACGTTGCCCGCAACCTTGAGTCGCACTTCCGAGTATGGGCCATCGGGGCGTTCGCCATCCGGAGCGCCGAGGCGGTGCGCCGCTACAGGGACCTGGCAAAACCTGACGTTAAAGCTCGGTTATCCGATGCGATGATGCTGCTCGAAGAGGGCTGGGCTCCGGCGGAGGTCGAAGCGCGCCTCTCGACCACGGGGCAGCCCGGAGCAACAACGGACCCAGGCGCCTACCTCCAGGCCCACCGGGAGGCGCTGGCGATGGACGTTGCCGCCGGCCGGCTGACTATGGAGGAGTGGGCCCGCCGCTACCAGGGCCTCGCCGTGGCCACGCTGACCTTGAACGCCGACCCGAAATCCGTGCTTGCTATGCTTGACCGGACACTTTTCGCGAATGGTGAGGGCACGGCGCCCCGGATGCCGGTCGCTCAGTCGTCGGCCGATACGAGCCCCATCCAGGCCGCTCGTGCTGCGGTTGAAGCTCGGCGCAAAGCGATGGACACACCATGATTGAAGACATGGTCGATGACCTCGCCGTGATGATTGAGGACCCGGCGGTCTTCTTCGCGCTGTTGTCCATCACGGACAAGGAGACGTTCGCGGTCATCTGCCTGCTGCTGAAGCCGGCGCAGTTCGCCCTATTGAATGTACTCTTAACCCAAAAGAAAGTCATCGTAGTCAAGAGCCGGCAGCTCGGCATCACTACGTTGTTGCGGGCGTACTCGCTGTATTGTATGTACTTCCTCGACAGCGGCCAGAGCTTCGAGTCGATTGCGATGGCGCTTACGGACGGGACCACGAAAGTCCTGTCGCGTATGGACCAGGAGATGTACGAGTCGCTGCCAGGTTTCATGCGCGACATCCGGCCCATCGCGCAGTCGAACGTAGAGTTATTAAGGTTCTCCAAGCCGTCCGCGATTAGCCACTATCTTTCCGCTAAGGCGGACAACACAGTGCGCGGCAAGTCGATTAACTTCGCGCACCTTACTGAGTTCGCGTTCTACCCCGACCAAGAGAAGAAGCTACGGGAGGTGTCGAATGCTCTTAGCGTTACTGGTCAGCTTGTTATTGAGACGACCCCTAACCGACCCGGCGACCGCTATCATCAGATGGCGCAACGCGCAAAGGATGGAGTCGATTCAGAGTACACTCTCTTCTTCTGGCCCTGGTATAAGCACGACCTGAACCGTCGTGAGGTCAATGATACCTTCGTTCGCACGCCGGATGAGAAGGCGCTTGAGCTGAAGTACAGTGTGAGCGAGGGTAACCCGAACCTGAAGCTCACGGATGAGCAGCTTCAGTGGCGCCGCTATCAGATCAACGAGTACGGCGAGGCGCTGTTCAAGAAGGAGAATCCTGGTACATTCGAGGAAGCCTTCGAGCACCTGAGCGGCCAGTGGTTCAGCCAGAACTCCATCGAAACTATTAGCGTAACTTGGAAGGCCGAAGGGTACATGCCCTCCGATTGCTACGCCGCCGGGCTCGACATCGGCGGAGGCGGGGGCGCCAACGCGGACTGGTCCGTGCTCGCCATCACAAGCAAGGCAACGAAGCAGCTCGTGTACTTCTTCGCTACGAATAGCTTGGCGCCGAAGCTGTTCGCGCAGCGTTGCATCCCGCTGATTGATACCTATAAGTGCGACAAGATTCTGGTCGAGTCCAACAACCACGGGCATGTTGTGCTCAATGAGTTCCGCCAGAACCCGAGCTTGGCACATCGACTGTGGCAGTCGCCGACTGGCAAGGACTGGACTACGTCGTTGCAGTCCAAGCTCGACATGTACAACCTGCTGCGCGATCGGGTTGAAGCGGACACCTATGAAAGCCTGCCGCATGTCTTCAAGAACGAGTTGGGCCAGATGACGGTGCCGCCGGGCAAGCTCGCGCCGTCGCACCCTGACGGCGGGCACGACGACCACGCCGATGCCCTGGCCCTCTCCAACATGGCGCTCGACGCCATCCGCAAAACTCCCTCGCGTGCCTGGACCCCGGCGGATAGGCAGGCTGCTATGATGCGGAAGATGCTGGGCGGCACTTCGGTTCAGTCACTTCCTTCGCGTAACCAGTAGAGGTCATCATGCTCACGCCCTCCAAAGTGCGGCACATCGTCAAGAACCATGACAACTACTGGAGCGCGCGGCGCCCCCGAATGCGAGAGCTGCGCGCGGTGTACCGCACTCAGTATTACCCCGCGAAAGTGCGCGCTGACAATGCGCCGCTGTTCACGTCGGGCATCGAGCTGAGCCGTGGCTATGAGTTCGTGCAGGGCTACATGGCGTCACTGTTCTCGCGCAATCCGGCGGTCGTCGCTACTGCGGCCATCGACGGCAAGGGCAACAAGGACGTTGCGCAGAGCGTGGCCAACAACTTCATCGCGCAGTTCCGCTCGGTCGCTGAGGACGCGGCGCGCAACGCGCTCATCTACCCCAACTGCGCTATTAAGTTCGCCATCTGCGCGGACTACGAAGACGCGTTCACTGGGATTGAGGCGGCTGTCGTCATGCCCTGGGACCTGCTGGTTGACCGGCAGTCGATGGCATGGGCGAAGCAGCGCTACGTCGGGCACCGCTACTGGATGCCGGTCGAAGACGCTAACGAGAAGTGGGGCGTCGTGCTTCAGGGCCAAGTCGTCAAGCCGTTCCTCGACCAGAACGCGGGCGACGACTCCAGTGTTGACCCAGACGAGGAGCTGAACCCGGACGCCCACGACTTGCATGTCCTGGTCTACGAGTTCTACGACATGAAGGCTGACCGCCTGTTCGTCTGGTGTGCAGAGCACATGAACGGCGAGGCTTGGCTCTATGACGGCGCCGAGTTCGAAGACGGCGATGTCGTCACGAAGTACACCGCCATTCCGTTCCGCACGGCGCGCGACAAGCCGGTCTGTCCCATCGCGCCGCTGTTCTTCGGGCGCATGCCTGATGACCCGCTCATGGGGTACTCGGCCTTGGAGCGTGTGTACGCGCAGCTCGTGGAGCTTATCGAGGCGCGCAACTTCCAGGCCCAGGCGGTGCGCAAGTGCGGGCGCCAGCTCATCGCGCAGAAGGGTGTGTTCCTCGAAGGTGAGGCGGCCAAGTTCGCGTCGGGCATCGACGGCGCGCTCATTGAAGTGGCCGAGACGTACGCTGACCAGGACGTGCGCACTTTGATCGCGCCGATTCCGATGCAGCCCGCGCCGCCCGAAGTCGAAGAGTACGTGGCGCACGTCGAGTCCGACATTCAGCGCGCCTCGATGCTGAACGGCATGGTGTTCGGCCAGTCGAACGGCGGCACGGCGACTGAGGTTACGGCGCAGGCGGCGTACTCCAACTCGCTCGTTGGTGAGATGGCGCGTGAACGGGACGAGATGGTCACGACTGTGTGTACCATCTGCCTGTCCATGATGCGCGTCATGCTGGAGGGCGGCGAGCCGGAGGTTGTGCTGCTTGACGGCGAGACAAAGGTGATTCGCGACGAAGACTTGGCGGGCGACTTCCGCTTCTTCGCGCTCGACGGCGGCGGCACTCCGCAGTCGTCTATTCAGAAGCTCAATGACCTGCGTAACGACACGCAGTCACTGCTCGACATGGGCGTGGACAAGCGTGCGCTGCTTGAGAAGCGGCTTCATCTGATGGGTATGCCTGAACTGATGCCGAAGGAAGCTGAGGCTGCGGCGCCGAGCGCGGTTGATGCGGCTGCTGCCGTCGCCGGGCCACCTGTCGCCGAGCCTACTGTGCCCGACGAAGGCAACCTTGGCCTGTCGCCCGGCGCGCTTCCGAGCCCGGAGAAGATTCAGGCGGTGTTGCCTCAAGTCTGATAATATGATAGGTCGAATGGGAGTGACTAGGTTCCAACTTGGTCACTCCCATAACCCCAGCGTAGGTGACTCTCATGCCCCTTATCGAGTTCGCTTGTTCCCAAGGCCACGTAACCGAGGAGCTGTTCCGCGGCAAAGACGTGGTTGCGGATACCGTCGTGTGCGCCTGCGGTGGGGAGGCCAAGCGTCAGTTGCCCCGAATCGCGCGCACTCCCGGGCGCTGGGGCGACTCGGCCGCGGTCTGGAATGAGGGCCTTGGCTGTATGGTCAACGGCGCGAAGGACATCGACCGTATCTGCAACGAGCGTGGCCTCGTGCCCCTCGCCGACCTGCCGCGCGACCACATGGACACGACGCGGCACGCGCAGCTTGAGCGCGACAAGTTCAGTGACCGCTGTGTCGAGGCGATGCAGACGACTGACATCCTTGATGTTAACACCCACAGTGCGCTTGACGAGGTTGTACCATGATGCCTTCTCCTCTCTCTCCCGACATGCGGCGTGCCATTGGTGGCGCGCAGGTTGCCGCCGACGAGGCCGCTATGAAGACGGTGCCGCCCACCAAGTTCGGCGCCGACGCGCTGAACGCGCTGCTCGATTCGCTCAACTCGGGCACCGCGCTGTTCGGCGCCAAGGCTCGGGCCATTCCGCTCGCGACCAAACCTGGCACTATCCCTGTCGAAGCCATGAAGTTCCTGCTCATGCTTGACGCCGTCGCCGCCGACCTTGGGCGCGAAGCCATCACCGACGAGCTGGACGACGCGCGCCAGGACCCGGACCTCGTCCTGTTCGCGGGCATGGTCGAGGCGTTCCTGTCTGACCCCGAAGTGCGCATGCACCTGAAGAGTCCCGCGCCTGCCGATGGTGGCACCGGGCCGGCGCCGATGCCCGAGCGCGAGGCGCCGATGCCCAACGCGCCGGAGTCTTCGCCGCGTGATAGACTGAAGTCGTTGATGCTCAACCGTCCCAGCCAGAGGTGATTGATGTCCGCCAAACCCCAGCACGCTGACCTCGAAATCGAGGTTGACCAGGGCGACCCGAGTGACCTCCTTGGAGATGGCTCCGAGGAGGGCGCTTCCACCGCCGCGTGGGAGTTCGACCCCGACGGAGACTACACCGACGAGGAGCGCGACATCCTTATCGCGATGGGCCACTCGTTCGACAAGCCAGCCGAGACGAAGGTTGAGGCCAAGGCTCCGAAGGAAGAGAAGCCTATCATTCCGCTTGACTCTATCAAGATTGATGAGTCTGTGCAGCCCATTAAGGGCAAGAGCGTCGAGGACGTACTGGCCGCGATTCCGGAGGACCAGCGTGGCGATGTACTGGCGCTCATCAAGGGCTTGCAGCGCAGCGCGACTCAGGCGAATCAGGCTCGGGCCAAGCTCGCGATGCCCGCCGCGAAGGCAGTTCCCGCTGACTTCGATGCGCTCGACCCCGCGAGCATGAGCGCCTACATCGAAGCCCGCATCAACGAGGGCATTCGTGGCGCGCTGTCTCCGATGGCGAAGGCTCAGGAAGATGCTGAAGTTGCGGCCGAGTTTGAAGCGTTCGTGGAAGCCAATCCACTGATGCAGGACGACACGGTTGTCAATGAAGTGCTGGGCCTGATGGAGAAGAACGCTAACCTCTCGATGGAAGACGCGTATCTCCGTGTCGAGAACAAGCGACTGCGCGAAGAGAAGGCCACGGCGTACCGCACCCAGCAGGCGCGAAAGGCCGCCGCCAAGACTGGCTCGGGTACGCGCGCCACCACTCGGGAAGAGGAGGATGTGGATGAAGACGGCATTCCCCTTCGCTACTTGAAGGACAAGAACTTCGACATCCTGGGCGCCGTCGTCGCCAAGGGGGCTCGGCGCTGACGGTCGCCCGAGTGGGGCGAAGAATCTTTGCCCCTCTCGTTGACTGCCGATAGCCAGTGAGGTATCCTACACACAGGCCCCGGTGGACTCCTTCGTGAACAACCCCGAGGACTGGACAGCACGGTTCTCTTTGCGGCGACTACGGTAGTTGCTGCGCGTTGTATTCACTCAGAGGGTTTTCCATCATGGCTTCGTATACCAACGACCAGCTCACTTCCACCGTGCAGAAGCTGCTGAAGACTCAGCGCCAGAGCACCTTCAAGAAGTCCCCGCTTCTCGACCTGCTTCTCAAGAGCGCGGTCAAGGATGACGGCGGCCTCAAGATCAGCTTCGGCTTTGGCGTCAACGAGCACAGCGCCGTCACTCAGTACAGCTCCGGCACCGAGTCGGGCGGCATGTCCGCTGCGGACATCTCGGCTGCGGCTGAGGCGCCCTGGTGTCTCTTCGACGGCAAGGTGCATCTCACCGAGCGCGACGAGCTTATCAACTCCGGGTCGCTCGCTGTGGGCCGCATCCTCGCGCGCCGCGTTGAGAACGTGCTGTTCTCCCTCAAGAACGAGACTGAGAAGCAGCTCCTGGCTGGTACCTCTACCATCCTGACCGACCTTCAGACCATGCAGGGCGTGACCACCACGACCGGTTGGTTTGAGGAGCTGGCCTTCGGCTCGCAGACCAACACCGTCTGCGGTGTCGCCAAGTCGAGCTACACTGGTACTCTCCAGAATCAGTTCGTGAACGTCGGCTCGACCTTCGCCACGACCGGTCTTCCTGGGATGCGCAAGGTGCGCGATTCTGCCGACGAGGTTTCCTCGAAGGGCAACATCGACATCGTTATCGCCTCGCTGCTCAGCTACGGGCTCTACGGCGACACGCTCACCACCCAGGAGCGGTTCACCTCGAAGGAAGACCTGGACGGCGGCAACCCTTCGCTCATGTTCGGCGGCGCCAAGATGTACATGTCTTCGCGGTTCAACGCCGCGACGCAAGTCCAGGCCGCCGTCGGGCTCTCGATGTACATGCTCAACAGTCAGAACCTTGAGGCTCACGTCCACAGCGGCGCGAATCTCAAGCAGGGCCCCTTCATCAGCTACGCGAACGGGCAGAACGGTCGGTTCTGTTCCATCAAGCACATGATGCAGGTTGTGCCCCTGGCCCTCAACTGCCACGGCATCATCTGTAACGCCGACGCATGATGACTTCGGCTGGGGTCAGGGTAGCCTTCTGGTCCTGACCCCAGCCTCTCGGCCGCTGTTCTTCTTCATCTACGTCTACTTCAACTTCAGGTGACAACATGTCTGCTGGACTTCCCGTCAACTTCTCCAAGGGTTCGTCGTACGTGACGCCGAACACTGTCGTCAAGATGTTCTACCCCGGCGGCGCCATCGTGGCCGGCGATGCGGTGATGTTCTCTGTGGCTGCGGCTGCTGGCTTCTCCGCTACTCAGTCGGTCATTCAGGCGACCGCCAACGCTGCGGGCTCGCTCGCCTTCGTTGGTGTTGCGCTCGAAGCCGCCGCCGCTGCCTCGACCTCGGTGCCCATCGCGGTTGCCGTGAAGGGCCTCGTGGTCGGCGCCAAGACTGACACCGTTACCGCTGGCGACGCTGTTGGTATGGACCTAGGCGGCACCGCCGGCAAGTTCGACACCGTCACTGTCGGTACCGACCATGTGCTCGGTATCGCTCTCAGCGATGGTACCACGACTGCCAACATCTGGCTGTTCGGCCAGGGTGAGTCGGCCGGGCTCTGAGCCATAGGCGCTCCAATGGGAGGGGGCTGCTCGAAAGGGTGGCCCCCTTCTTCGTTTCGTGATAGGGTAGACTGTGCCAGGTCAGCCGCGCTTAACCTGCGGAGAACGCCATGAATCTCGGTCAGATCAAGACGAAGGTCAAGAACCTGCTCAATCACGCGCCGGACAACGATGAGTTCAACACTGAGCTGACCGAGCTTATCAACGATGCGTTCGGTAGCGTCGCAATCGAATCAGAGTGGCCATTCATGGGCCACGAGATTGACCGCACGCTCCACGGGCGCGTCACGAATGCGGCGGGCACGGCGACGAATGCGAGCTTCAACGTCACTACGGTGGCCGCCTTCTTCCTACCCTGGATGATTGGTCAGCGAATCACGATTACGAACGCCGCCGGTTCGACCGTCTACAACATCGTGCGGGTTGCATCGACCACTTCGGCCTATCTGGACTCGGCGTTCACGGGCACGACTGGAACCTACACGTTCACAGCCGACGAAGTATTCATCTGGTTGCCGGAGGACTGCAACTACATCATCGAAGCCGGCGCCACGCTGCGGCAGGCCGCGACAGGTCGGGGTTCCTTCACACCGATGTTCCGCTCCGAGGCCGGCAAGTACGCGTTCAATGACGACACGACCGGAACTCCGAGCGCCTGGACCACAGCGGATTCAGTCGCCATTCCTACGCCCCGAGCTGCGCCGACATTCGGCACGGCGGCCGGCGCTGGTTGGTCCGCGGGCACCTATGAGTTCGCGCTCACCTATTCCCGCAACGGCTACCACGGAACGATGAGCGCATCGACCTCGGTTACTTTGAGCGGCGTGAATCGGCCGCAACTCCAGCTCGCCGCCATTACTGCACACGTCGGATTCCAGCGAAACGTGTGGTCTCGGGTGAGCGCCACGGCTCCCTGGCGCCTGTTCGAATCGGAGCTTGACGAGGGCGCGCACACGAATACCTACGCGAACCCGCTGAGCCCGGCATCGTCCGAGTTTGACATCGTGAACATCCGGTTCCAGAATACGGACGGTCAGGTTCAGCGCATTCGAATCTATCCGCTCGCCGCCGCCGACACCACGATTCGGCTGCGCTACATGCGCCGCTTCATCAAGCTCGTTGAAGACACGGACACGCCGTCGTTCTTCCCGTCTCAGACGCATGAGCTGATTGCCTTCGTCGTCGCTGAAGGAATGGCGAACAAGCTCGGCCAAGTGGCGACTGAGAAGTTCTGTGCGAAGAAGGGCCTGGAGCACAAGCGCACCATGGCTGCGAAGTATCTCACGCCGGGCAACCGCGACTTGGTGAAGGGCTCCTCGTGGGGCCGAGATGGCATGCGCCGTGTCTATGGCCTCGTAACCTGGACCTGAGAGGGAATGAGCCATGGCGACTGCGAACATTCAGCGATTCGGCGGCATGCACACGGGGTTCGAAGCCCCGTCTAACAACGCGCTGCTCATCGAGAACTTCACGCGCGACCCCGCATCCGGCATGTGGGACAACCGTATTGGCTACGAGAAGTTCTTCCCGGGCGGAACCTATTGGCGGCCATTCGATGTACTCGGCCGGATTGACTCGCTCTACATCTGGTCGCGGCACGGGGGGTCGCAGGAATGGATTCTTATCGAGAGCGGTGGCGACATCTACCACGTTGTTGACTGGGGTGGCGCGTTTCGTATCGACGTAATCTTGGCCGATACGAATGTGCCCACTCCAAGCGGAACCGCGGCGCACTACGCCGAGTTCGGCCGCTTCCTCATCATCACGAACGGGACCAACACGCCAATCAAATACGTGGGCTGGCCGACGCCAGCAATCGCTACCTCTATCCCGAAGTACCAGCTCGGTTGGCTCTCACCCCCTGCGGCTCCCGAGGTGTGGGGCGTAGACACGACTCCGTCTACGCTGGGCGCGGCGGGTGAGACGTTCGGTATGCAGGCCGATGGCTACGGTACGGTTACGGATGAGCGCGGACTGGGTTTCTACGCCGCCAACACGACGAATCGCTTCAAGTGGCGCGTCTCGTACTACACCTTCGGTGGCGCCGAGTCGCCCATCTCGTTGCCGTCCAACGTGGTTACGTGGATTACCGCGGTAGACGGTAACCGTTACACGCTGGGCATGCAGATTCCTACGGGGCCGACGGGCACGCTGGGTCGGCGTATCTATCGCACGATGAATCTTACCGAGGGCGTGGCCGAGGTCTACTACTTCGTGGCCGACATCCCGAACAACATTGATACGTGGTACTACGACTCGACGCATGACTCCGTGTTGACCTCGTTGGCGCCGACTGAGGCGGACTCGGTTGCGTTGCCGGCCAACAGTGCGCGGTACTGCACGACCTTCGACAACAGGCTTTGGATTGACGGTGGCTCGGTGCAGGGCACGCGCCTGTACTACTCCAACCAGAACAAGCCTGACCAGTTCGGCGCGAATGACTACTTCGAGTTCGGTATGCGGCAGGGCGGCGGCATTCGCGGCATTCGGGGCTACAACAATATGCTGGTTGTGCTGCGCGAGAACGCGGTTGACGCAGTGCGGCGCGACGGTAGCAGCAACCTTTACATCGTGCCGCTGATGGAGCGCATCGGTTCGATTGCCACGGACACGCTGACTGAGGTGCCCGGAATGGGTGTGCTCATGTTGGCGCACGACGGCGTCTACTTGGTGAACGGTGGCCTGGACACGGGCTCCGGCGTTGGCTACCAGAAGATCAGCAAGCAGATTGACCGCGTGTTCAAGCGAATGAACCGGGTCACGATGGCGCGGGCGACGGCGGCCTATTCCCACAAGTGGCGCGAGTGGCATTGCTACTTCGCCATTGACGGAAGCGACATCAACAACTTCGGCGTCGTCTATCATGTGGACTCGGGCGACTGGAGTGTGCGCCCCAACTGGCCGGTCGGTTGCATCACGGCGAACCCCGAGGGCGAGCTGGTCTTCGGGCACATCACGGGCGACGGGCTCGGGAACAACTCGACTCCGGACCTTGAAGCCGGGCTGTTCGTCATCTCGCGGCGCCGACAGATGGGCTCCACGCTGGTCAACACGGGTACTGAGGAGAATCCTATCTGGACAGACACGGCAAGCGCGGCGCCGACATCTGTATTCCGCACTGAATGGCTGGAGTTCGGCGGCTTGGGCATGACGAATAGCATGTTCGTCTACGCCAAGATTCGCAACACCGGCAACAACACGGTCACGCTGAAGTGGTACGCGGACTACGCGACCGTGGGCGTAGCCGACCCCAACGCCGTGAAGGTGATGCAGGACACGGACAGCACCAAGCGCCCGGTGTTCGATACCATCGTTATTGACGGCACCCCTGTGTGGCAGGACGAGTCATTCTCGGTTATTCGATTCGACGTGGCGCCCCGGCAGTGCAGCAAGATTATGTTCGAGTTCACCAGCTCGAATGACTTCGTCCTCGCGGGTGTGTCTGTCGATTACAATACGTCGGGCAACCGCGGTATCACCGGCCGCACGGTCTAAGGAGAGGTTGTCATGAAGTCTTGGACTGAAGCACAGGCGCGCACCGGCAACATTGCTGAGGCTGAGACCGCCAACATCGAATACGACACGCTCAAGGTGCGGACTGCGGCGTTGCGGCGCAACAACCTGCCCGCGAAGTGCGTGGGCCGGTCGCACATGACGCCGAATGCGCTGCACACCACGAGCGTGTACCAGGACTTCATGCTGGGCTCGGCATTCCGCACGTCGGGCGGTGGCATCGGCGAGTTCGATTGCCTCCAGTACGGTGACTACGGCGGCGGCTGGCGTACTGGCGAGACCTGGATTCTAACCGGGCTGCTCCCCGGGCTACTCAGCGTGCAGGTCTCGCTATGGGCCTGGATGTACCTCTACAATACGGTGTCGAACCCCAAGTTCGTCAAGTTTCGAGTCATGTCGAGTGACGGCCAGCTCGTGTGGGCGACCGGCGGTAACTACATCGAGTATTCCAATATCTCTATCGTCGGTCTGATTGAGGTAGCGGGTCCGGTCACGCTCACGCTGGAGTGGAAATACTCCTCGCCGAAGAACACGGGCTCCGGCACCGACGACAACATGGCCGAATCCAACATGATGTACGGCGGCGGAACTGCCCTGTTCGTCAACACGCATCGCTGAGAGGTCGAGATGTCTCGCGTAACAAATGCTTCCTTCGAGATTGGCACCTCGCCCGACGACACGCTTCTCAACGAGAAGTTCAGTGACATCGTTACGCTGACGACTGGCGCCGTAGACGATGCGAACGTGGCCGAAGAAGGGCTCGACATCGAACAGCTCAAGTACGACCGGCGCGAGTTGTCTGACGCGATGCGCCTGGTTTACTTGGCGAAGCAGGCCACGAACGTAGTACCCGGCGCGGGCACTGCATATCCGAACACAGCGACGCGGACGGTTACCGAGATTGCCCATGGCTCCGGCACGCGGCTGGTTACCGGCGCGTCGGGTAAGGTGCTCAAGAACGGTGACATTCTTGAGGTTCACTTCTCCGTCCTGATTGACCTGTGTACCGCAATCGACAACTTCCAGGCCGGATTGAACGAGCTGTTCCGCAACTCGCCGTGCTGGTTGGTATGGCTCCAGTGGGACCAGACTTCGAATGCGCTCGCCAACTGGGTGTCGCCGCCGAAGCAGGGCGACTTCAACACGAACTACGGCGTGGAGTCGAGCGCGCCCTATACAATCCGCGGCAGCACTGTAACGGTTGTAGGTGGCACGGGCGGGACTGCGGCGACGATGCCGCTCCAGCACCTCAGCTACTTCTACGACGGCGCGATTGTAGACAACACGAAGAACCCGCCGAGTGCCGCGTACAATGTGCCGCCCGAAGGGTTGCAGCAGATGCGCTCGTACTTCTACAAGAACGAGACTGGCAACGACATCACCATCTACGGATTCCGGTTGGTGATTGACGGTCTGTACTACCCATGGCGCACCGCGGGCAACGCCAACAACCGCTTCGTTCATATCGAGATCGACCCGGCCGGCGCCTTGGGGCAGTCCGTCACGCTCTCTCAGTGTTACATTGCCGCCAAGATGCAGCGAGGAGTGTGAGCAAATGTTTTCTCCCCCAAATACTTTTACGACGGCAACCCCACTCACTGCTGCGGCGTGGCAGGGGAACTGTGACGCACTGCGCCAGTACCTCGACAAGATCGAAAGCACGGCTATCCTGGCTGAGCCCTGGGTAGAGCCGCAGCATATCATGAAGCCTGTCATCTATGGGATAGGCGGCGGACAGACTGGGCCCGAAGTGCGGCACGGTGACTTCGCCTCGGTCGTGTTGGAGGGAGCGCAGATTGCCCCCAATAGCAACATGTTCACCTTCAGCTCGTGCTACAACACCAGCAAGTTGGGCGGCGGCTCCCTGGTCGAGCTGCCCCGCACCTCGGTCACGCTGAATGTGCGTTACCCCGGGGCCCTCTCATTCCAATGGTGGTGCTACGGCATCACGCGGGGCAACGGCGACGCTGTTTATGGGGCCGCCTCCCTCTACTGCTACAAGAGCACGAAGGATTCGAACTCCCTGAGCACGTTGGGGTTCATGCCCGAAGAGACTGCGGGCCTTTCGACGTGGCCGACTGAGGCGGTGCGGTACAACTACAATGGTTACGAGGTTGTGTCTGACCTCACCAGCGGTACCTACACCATTGGATTGACCACTAAGTCTGACACTGCGAAGACCGTAATCTACGCGTGGGGCTTCCTGGCTACGTTGCACCACATCTGACCTTGTGATAGTCTTCTTTGGGGGTTCCCATGGTTCCAGCGTTGTCGATCATCGGCGAAGTGGCAAAGGGCGTCGGCAACGTCGCGAGCGGATTTAATGCCGCGCGAAGCGCCCGTCTTTCCCCGGCCCAGGAGCAACTGCTTGAGGAGCTGCGCAAGCGGAAGAAGCAGGGCGAGCTGGGACTGAGCGAGAAGGAACGCTCGGTCATGGAGAACCGCTTGAGCGCACCGCTTGCCGCTCAGGAGCGCGAGCAAAACGCACGGTTCAGCGCCGGTATGACCATTGACGACGCGGGCGCGGGCGCTGGGGCGAAGGCATTCCAGGGCGACCTCTCGCGCCGGGCTGAGCGGCGGCTCGGTGTTGGGCAGGCTATCAACGAAGCGGACGTGACGCGAGAAGCCACGAACCGAGACATGCTGCTCCAGCTCGACGCGCAGAAGCAGGCCGCGAAGAACGCCAAGCGGGCGGCCTGGGTCAACCTCGCCACGGCTGGGCTCGCGACGGCGGCGGGCGTCGGGAAGGCAATCGGCCCTTCGGTCATCCAGAAGCGCGAGCAGAACGCTGTCGCCATGGACGAGTTCACGGGGCGCAAGACTTCTCTCGAATCTGCTTATGGACGCTCTTTCACTGACGACGATGCCCGCGCCTTGATGGGCATGGAGGACCAGTACCATGCCGACCAATGGTGAAACCGTCTACAAGACGTACGCAGAACTCCAGGCCGACAAGTGGGCCGAGATTGTAGCGCGTGTTCACGCTGAGGCTGATGCGGACTACGACAACGAAATCGCGCGCCAGAAGGCCAAGGCCAAAGCTGACGCGGACTTGATCAAGACGCTTGAGGCGCAGACTGCGAAGTCTCGTGCCGCGACTGCTCGTATCCAGCCCGGCGACCTGACCGAAGCCCGCCGTGCTTACCAGAGCAGCATGAAGGAGCAGAGCGTCACCCAGGGCCGAGAGGCCGACGCTCGGGGCGCCAATGCTGCGCGACTGCTGAAGGCTAAGGACATGGCGCTCAAGGAGCTGCGCGCCAATGCCACGGTTGTCGCGGCGTCCGGAACTGCGGCGGGCACCATCGGGCGCGACCCGGTGATTCTGAGCCAGAACGACGACGGCGCACAGGCCAAGGTCATTGCCGACCAGATGGATGCGCTCGGCATCACATCGAAGCTTCGCGCCGGCAGTTCACTGGCGCAGCAGGACCAAGCGGTCACGTTCCGCGACCAGCTCATCAACAGCGGCATCAAGCCCGGTGTCGCGAATGACGCGCTCGCCATGAAGGGCTGGGACGCGGACACGCTCACACGCGAGAACGTGGCACAGCAGTACGCGGCTGAGGCTGACCTCATTGAGCAGAAGGCTTACGGTGGTGGCATTGGTGCCATCAAGAAGACTGCCGATGAGCAGGTCGCACTCAGCACGGCGACCAAGGCGCGCGTTGATGCGATTGAGAAGTCTGTGCTTGAGGCGAAGGCTTACGTCCTGACGCCCGAGTACCGGCGGCTGTCGGCGATGACCGAAGACGAGCTGATGGCTGACGCTGGCGCCGAAGCTTTCATGAAGCATCGCGGAACTATCCTGTCCAACATGGACCTGTTCCGCAGCGAGCTGAATGACCCCGCCATCTCTGGTGCCACCAGCAAGCGCGTCGAGGAAGTGCGCGCGCAGATGCAGAGCGAGGAGGCGGCGGCTCCCCGTCGCGCTACTCAGATGGACATCCTCCGCGAAGCAAACAAGCAGTACGAGCCCATCTACGGAAAGGGCGGCATTCGTCAGTCTCTGCGCGACACGGTTGCTCCGGTGATTCCTTCCGTGGGCCCTGGTAACTACGCGGACAAGGTCGCGGCGCAGAACGCGTCTGTGTTCGCACTCAACTGGAAAGACGCGCAGGCGCTGGCGAAGAAGGGCATCACGATTGACCCGGCTGACCGCAACGTCGGGTACATGCTGTTCGACACATCGAAGGGCACGCTCACTCCACAGCAGCTTGTCGCGAAGGCGAAGGAAGCGGCGGGCGACGACCCCGAGAAGCTGAACACGATCGTCCTCAACTACATGAAGAAGAAGCTCGCCAAGGACCAGACGGCGCAGGCCGCCATCAAGTCACCGGAGTCGCGCACGCCGACTCCGCCCCCAACGCCGAACGAGATGATGGGCGGACAGACGGAGAACGAGAAGGCGCGAGCCCGTGGACCTATCGCGCCTGTCGCTGAGGCTCCCGTGTCTGAGGAGACTATGGACGATATCGCAGCGGGCGTGGACGATAAGCCCCTCGCTCCCATGACCAAGCGCGATAAGTTGAAGCTCTTTCTTCTGAAGGCCCGCGACAAGGGCAACTCGCGCACTATCAAGACTCTCGACCAGTACGGCCCTTTGTAACCCACTGGTGCCTTAACCTCTCATTGCAGGACTTCATCATGGCTTCTTCTGTTCAATGGCACCAGTGCATCGTCGCCGCGTTCAAGGCCGACGGGACCACTGCCGTCTCTGTCGCCGCGCCGTCCAACGTGGACAACAGCGGCTACGTCTACTTCCTCATCGACAACGTGCCGCGCGAGTGTTCGCTCGCCCAGCTCGACCTCATGTTCGTGGCGCTCACCAGCGTTGCGCCCACGGTTATCATCGGCATCTTCGAGGGCTTCGCGGCTGGCGCTCCTTCGTACCCCGTCGTTGACCCGGCGCTGTCGGCGGCCTCCAAGGTCGTGACGGTTGGGCCGTCTGGAACCACGGCGGGCTGCCTGTTCGAACTGAACGTGCGCGCGGGCGTGTCGAGCGTCACGGTCAACGGGACTGAGACGAACACGCGCAAGCTCTACATCGGCGTGAAGACCAACTCCGCGACCGTTGATACCATTGGCCTCGTTCGTCTCCACGTCGTCAAGTAAGAGGTGAACCATGGGCTCTATCCTCTCTGCCACGGCTGCCGCTGCTATCCTGTCGCTGTACTTCGGCGACGGGTCGGATGGCGCGGCTGTCTTCGACGGCGTCGGCGCGGTCACTGGCTTCACGCTGAACAGTACCACCTACACCGCGACGACTACGCAGGAGTACCAGTGGACTGACTGCACCATCTCCACTGGGATTACGGTCAACCCGGCGGGTAATCCTATCTTCGTCAGTGGCACGCTGACGATGAATGGTACAGCCCGGCTTAGCTCGAACGGCGGCGCGGCTTCGGTCAACACGGCCGGCGCGGCTTCGCCCACATCGTCTTCGTCGCGGTTCAACCCGGGCATTGCGGGCGCGGCAGGCCGCACGACGAGCAACACTGGTGTTTCTGCCAGTACGGGCGTGACCAACACGAACTGTCTCGGTGGGCAGTCCGGCGCTGGTGGAGCTGGCGGTGCGAACGCTGGAGGTAACGCGTCGGCGCTCACCCTCTGGGACGCGACGAAGGGCAGCCTTCGCCTGATGTTCGAGCTGTGGCGGATGCAGCTCCCCGTTAACAACCACGCGGGCATCGCGGGCGGCGGGGGCGGCGCGGGTGCCGCTCTCTTAGTCACCCTGGGCTCGGGCGCCTCGGGCGGCGGCGGCGGCGGGGCTGGAATCACCTCTGTCCGGGCCAAGAGCCTTGTCTGCACGGGCTCCGCGTCCTTCGTGGCGAACGGCGGCGTGGGCGGCACGGGCACCGCAACTGGCACCACGGTCGGCGCTGGCGGCGGCGGCGGGGGCGGTGCGGGGTCTGTGCTCTGCGCCTTCGACACCATCGTTGGGTCGCCCACCCTGACCGCTGCGGGCGGGAATGGTGGTGATGCGGCCTTCATCGGGGCGCTCACTGGTGGCGGCGGGAACGGCGGCGTGGGCGGCAAGGTGTGGGTCGTCTATCGCGCGCTGACTGGCACCGTCACTACCAACGTGCTCGGTGGGACTGGCGGCGCTGCGGCTAACGGCGGCACTGCGGGTACCAACGGCGCGGCGGGTACTGCTATCGTTAGCAATCTCTGAGGTATGGGGAAAGCCATGAACAAGCCCGCTGCGATCTACATCCACCACTCGGCCAGCGCGGAGTCAACCTCAGTCGAGGAGATTACGCGCTGGCACGTCGCGCGGGGCTTCCGCACCATCGGCTACCACAAGGTCATCAATCTCAAAGGCGGCGTCGTGGTCACTCACGAGGGCCGCCGCGAGACTGAGGTTGGCGCGCATACCCAGGGGCACAACACGAACTCGTTGGGCGTCTGCGTTGCCGGCAACTACAGCGTGGCGGACATGAAGGCGCCCGTGTATGAGGAGCTGTTGGATGTCGTCGGCGCCTTGATGCGTAGGTACGGCATCCCGGCCTCGCAGGTATTCGGACATCGTGAAGCGGAAGGCGCATCTACGGCCTGTCCAGGCGATCGTTTCGACTTGAAGAAGTTGCGCGCAGACCTGGCACTTCGAGCATAGTTTGGCTGCCGCGGCAGGCGGGTTCGCTGGGGTTCACCGCCTGCCGTGGTCAGCCTTTCCTCCTCGTGATAGCTTGACCTTCGAGGTGTACCTTGGCCGACGTGAACCCCGCCCCCACCGCTGTCTCCGACGATGAGCTGACCGAAGCGCAGCGCTCCAACCTGGAGGTGTTCAAGGCCAACGGTCAGAAGCCCGCGTACATCGAGTCGCGCCGCGCTGCCTACGCCGCGAGCAACAAGCAGAAGGGGTTGAACGTCAGCGCGCCGGTTGTCGCGCCGTCGATTGGTGTGACTGGAGTTGGCGCTGCTGAAACTGTGCGCCCCGAATACCCTTCGTCTACGGACATGAGCACTTCGCGTAGCAAGGCTATCGAGAAGGACACGGCGTTCTATCTGGGCCTTGGCGAAGACAAAGCCGCCGCGCTGCGCAAGGCGCAGGACAAGGTCACGAACCTCTCGACGCGCCCGACTGACGTTGAAGGGCGGCGCATCGCTGGCGTTCCGGATGTTCAGCGCACGACTGGAGTAGGCGCCATCGTGGACGCGCTCAAGCCGCAGCCGCTGGAGAAGGCTGCCGACGTGGAAGCCCGACGACAGGCGGATGCCCGCGCCAAGGAGGCTCAAGCCAAGCTTGACGCGATCGTCAAGGGCGAGCTTCAGGCGAAGGGAGTCGCTGAGCCGTCCGAGATGCAGGTACTTCAGGCGCGAGTCGCGAAGGTCACCGAGCTGCGGTCGCGCTTCGAGGATGGCCCGGCTGGTGACGCGAAGTGGAAGGCGTTTGCTGAACAGGTGTCGCCTGGAATGACTGACCCTCTCGGCCATTGGTGGAAGGGCGCCACTCAGGAGGAGAACAAGGACGCGAGCAACCAGCTCTATGAGACGCCCATCGCGACTGCGCTGCGCGACCTCGGTGCGCTCTCCCGTACGATGACCACGCCAGTTGTGAAGGCGTTGACGTACGAAGTTGACGAAAGTGGGGCGCCTCTGGACCCCGCAGATCCGGCGTACAAGGTCGCCTCGACGCTTCCAGATTGGATGCCTTCTGCTATTGGACTCGGCCCCCGTGCGTTCCAAGGCATCAAGGCACGTCCCAGCACCGGGACTATGACTGGAGACATCGCGCGTGACATGCGGGAGGGCCGAACACTCGGCGACGACTTCTCCGACATGCCGGAATATCAGGCCGCCTGGACGAAGCTCGGCTTCCCCAACGTGCCTAAAGTCGTGGGGCTCGGTGCTGAGTTCATGATTCCTGTCCTGCCGCCCGTGGGCAAGGGGCTCAAGCTCGTGGGCAAGGGCGTCGAGCTGGCGGCCGACCTCGCCGGGGCGCCCAAGGTCGCCAAGGTCGGGGCCTCCATCGCCGACCCCCTGGCTGCCGTCTCCCGGGGGCTGGCTGAGCGTGAGGCCGTCCGGCTGGCCCAGGGCCTGGAGCTGCCCAGGGAGGCGCTGGTGGGCGCGGCGCGCACCGACCGGCAGGCCGGCGCCCTGGCTGGCCGCCTCATTCAGCAGGAGGTGGTGGACACGGCGGCGGCCCTTCGTGCGGTTCGGGCGGGCGAGGTTCCGGTTCACACGGCGACTTCGAAGGCTGTCGTTGCGCGTGGTGAAGGACTGGCTGAGTTTGAGAAGTCGCTTCATCCTACGGTTCAAGCGGCGGCCAAGGTTGACGACGCAGCCGGTGTGCGCAAGGTCGTTGAACAGAGCGTTGCCGACGCGGCGCCCGGCGACTTGCGCTTCATCAACTCCGACGTTGCTATCTCGAATAAGGAATGGGTTGGCATCAAGGCGGACGTAGCCCGCCGTGTGCAGACGCTGCTCGCGCGCAATCCTGACGGCACGCTCAAGAACGCTGACGAAGTCCTGGCGATGCTACCCAAGAACGAAGCATCACGCCCGGTGTGGGTCAGCCGTGTCGAAGAGATAATCAAGGCTACTGATGACGAGGGCATGTTTGTTCGTAGCTTCGCCGCAGAGGGTAACGCGCGGGAGTACGCGCTGCTAAAGGATTACCTCATTGGGCAGGCCGCGCTTGCCGAAGCGAACAAGGTGGCAGGCGGTGCGGTGGAAGTCCTTTACAAAGGCCCGGCGTCTGCGATGGCGCGCACTCCGGTTGAGAGGCGCACATGGATGGATGATGTAGGTAACGCCCTGTCTGAGATGCGACGGGACAAGTCTGTCGTCAAGGCGAAGACTCCGCTCGCGATTGAGTCCGGACTGATTGACCTTCAAGGCCGATACGCCAACGTGGTTGACACGGTCAAGTCGGACATGACGGCTGAGCTGAAGGTCACTCGTGATGCGGAACAGGCTTTGAATAACCTCGTCGTTCGCGCGGCGAATGGTCAGCGCAATTTTCCGCGTGTCAATGAGGAGATGCTTCACACCTTCTTCGGTCGCGCGCTCACGACTGAGGAGCGACTGGTCATTGCTTCGCGACTGAGTCAGGCTCCGTCGTCTACTGGCTTGACCGAGATGATTGACATACTGCGCAAGGGCTCGGCCGACTTGGCGGGTAAGGGACTGCGCAATCCGATTAAGGGCGGTGATGCTATCGCGAAGACGATGATCGTTACGCTGGTCAAGGAGAAGCGCGCCGCTGCGGCCGGCGAGGTTATCGCGCACATGCAGGACGTGGCGGACGGCGCGATTGTGTCCGCGGGGGTGCGCTACTGGGGATTCCAGGGGGGCTACTCCGGTGGTGCGTTCGGCCTGGAGCCGCGCAACTACCAGGACATCGTACGCGCGTCTGTCGAGAAGCAGCTTCGAGAGGGCGTTGGCAAGGGCGCGCTGACCTTTGACGAGATGAAGGCGCTGCTTCCCGCCAAGACTTCGGATACTTGGGTTGAGAACTACCGACTCATGTTCGACGAGTCTGTAACGCAGGCGCTGTATAGGAATGGATTCCCTCCCGAGATGAAGGGTGTAGACTTCATCAATGGCATCCCGAAGTCTAAGGACATCGGCGGCGGCTGGGTCGCGTTGTACGGGCAAGACTTCGCCGACGCGATGAAGGCACTCGACTCCTCGACTGCCGCTGGTAACATCGACAAGGCACTTGAGTCTCTTCGGATTAAGGATGCCGAGGGACTGGAGCAGGTTGGTCGCACGCTCGGGCACGTCGTAGACACTGCCCGGCGCGGTACGATTGGCGGCATGCTGGGCGGTGGGTTCCTGCCGAACATGAAGTTCCACTTCAACAACGCGGCGACTGCCCCGCTGGTGATTGGCACCACGATTAACCTGCCGTTCGCGATGCAGGCGATTCCGGACGTGGGCCGCCAACTCATTAACTGGGGCGCCGCGAAGCTCGGCAAGACGCCGTTCGAGGTAGCGTTCAAGGACATGGCTGGTGATCCGGTCACCTACAAGATGCTCGATGAAGAGATGGCGAAGGCGAACATCACGCTTTCGCAGGCCGGCTTCGAGTTCAGCAACCAGTTCCTGAATGACTTGCAACGGGTGTCGAAGACGCTGGACTCTGGTAAGAACGCGGGGCGGCTGCGGACCATCACACGCTATCTGGACCCGACCAACAAGAACATCTACTCCATCGCGGCGGACCTGAACGACAATACCTGGCGTCAGTCTGTGTACGTCACGGCGCGCGTGAAGGGCTCGACTCCAGAGCAAGCCGCCGAGCTGGCCCGCGCTTCGCTGTTTGACTACGGGCGCATCAAACCTATCGAGCGCGAGTACGTGGCCAAGACCATGATGTTCTACGGATGGTGGCGCTCCTCGCTGCTGGAGGTCGCTAAGACTGCGGTGACCGCGCCGTCGAAGTTGAAGCAACAGCTCATGATTCAGAAGGCGCTGGAGCTGGAGATTGCGGACCAGCTTGAGTACGCGCCCGGGTACGCGCTGACGCGGCTGTACGGAATGGACCGCGAAGACTACGACACGCTGTCTAAGTCGCCCGTGTTCGGCCCGGAGATTCCCGCGTTCTCCTCGCTCCAGACCATCGCGAACGTCACGAACTACCTGCTCGCGGATGGTAAGCAGGTGCGCGACTTGGGCGACATGTTGGATGACACACGCGTCAGTCCCACGATTGACTTCGGCAAGGAAGTCCTGATGGAGTCGGCGCGCACGGATGCCGCTGGATTCCATCGTGTGCCGCCCAAGCATGTCAACGCTGTGATGACCATCGGCGAGTGGGATGCGTTCCGCGAGACGTTCGATGTTGAGCCGGTGCCGGCTGAGATGCGCACCGCTGGTGAGCCCGAGTTCGCGGGTCAACAGTTCCGCTTCAGGACGAGCGGGGGCTATCTCCGCTACAAGGCTGTACTTCTCGGCCTTACCTATGTTGCACTTCAGCGTGCGATTGACGACTACTCCGCGTTGCTGCCCCCGGTTCCTGGTGCAGACCTGAAGCGGTTTGAGGGCGAGAACCCCGTGTTGCTCGGAACGGGCATCGTGTCTCCGATCAAGATCAAGAGCGAGGTCGAGGCGCTGGGGGCCCGGCAGAAGGAAATCAAGCGCGAGCTGGACGCGATGGCTCGATGAGGTTAGGGCGGTATCAGGTGGTAGTGGGTGTGAGGGCGCTGTTGCTCTCCCACTCTTAGTCCATCGTGAAGCAGCGCCCTTCGCTGCAACAACGCAAAAGGATGTGCCCCATGGCCTGGGTCAAGAACTCTGACATTCGTGATGGTGTGGTCACTTCTGGTAAGCTCGGCGCCCTCGCCATCACTGCTGCCAAGCTGGCGCTCTCTATCGTGGGCGGCAGTCACATGGTTGCCGGCGCCCTCGTGATCACGACTGCTGCCGGAGCGGCTGCCGGTGACGTGACTGTGACTGGCATCGCCACCGCTGACAAGCTCATCTGCGTGTTGCGCCTTGACCGTGATGCGACCGCCGCGAACATCAACCTGAGCACGCTGACCAGCGAGTTCACGATCACTGCCGCGGCTACGATCAACAACGCCGCTGGTACGAACACCACTGGCGATACCCTGGTCGTCGCTTACTGGGATGTGAGCGCGGTCTAAGGGAATGGCGATAGTCGGTGACTTGCCGGTTTAGTCTCCAAGAGGTAGGATGGGGGGCGAATGGGTTAGCGTCTGTTCGTCCCCTTTTCTCGGGAGTTCCTATGGCCGAGCCCATTCCCCAACTGACCAGCGCGCTTCAGACCATCCGCGAGCGGGGCCGCGACTACATCGGCATTACCGTTCCGGCGCTTCTGACCGCGACTGTGGTGGGTACGCTGACGGCGTGGTACACCCAGGTCCAGACCAACACGGCACTCATCGTCCGACTTGACCGAGCTGAGTCTGCACTCATTGTTCAAGAAGAACGGATAAGGAAGACGGAGGACGCAGTCCAACAGCTTCCTGCTCTGGCAACGGAACTTTCTAATACCACTCGCAGCGTGGATCGGTTACTCAACCTGCAACTCTCTCGGAGCAACTGATGACCCGCGCGTGCCTTGTGTGCCTTCTTCTCTGCGGCTTTACGCCCATTGCTGGAGAGCCTACTGCGCCTGAAGCTACGGTCGATGAGGGCTCAGTCGCAAAGCCCCCGGCGCCGCTCGCCGCCCGCCCTCCGGTGGATGTAACGCCAATCATCGCTGACCTGCGCGAAGTCCACGTCAAGCTCCAGACTGCGTGTCGTATTGAATACGGTGACAGCAAGTGCATGAGCTTGAAGCTGTCTGGAGTCAAGCAGCACCCGATGGTTGGTCAACTACAGTAACACTGGAGTAACACTGGAGTAACGCTGGCGTAGCACTCGCAAAAGGAAAGGGCCCCGGTGTTACCCGAGGCCCTTCTTGCGGTTGATGGAGATGCCTATGAGGGCACCGAAACGGGTTCAGTTGGAGGCGCTGGCTCCTTCGGTTCCGGCTTCGGCGGAGGGCTCTCCGGCGGGGGAAACTTTGGCGGCGATGATGTAGTGAGCGCCCTTGCCCTTGCCGATGGGCTCGATGCCGAGCTGGCCGAGGGCGCTGCGGACGGTGGCGGCCGAGGCGTCGGGCACGACCGCTTCGAGCAGATGCGCCGTGGTGAAGCGCGAACCCGGGGCGAGGGAGGCGAGGTGGGCCCGGAGGGTGGCGAGGGTCGCGCCCTTGGGGCTGCGGTCGGCCTGGACCTTGATGCCGAGCAGGGCCCGGTCGGCGACGGAGAGGCCGGCTTCGAAGGCTTCGAGGTTGGACTGCGCCGACTCGAAGGTTTCGTTGAAGATGGTGTACTGCTCCTTGAGGCTGGCGACACGAGCGGACTCGATGAGCGCGGCAACCTCAGCTTCGGCGGCTTCGGCAGCGGCGAGGCGGGCACGAAGCTCGGCGATGGACTCGGTGACGACGGGAGCCGCGACTTCGGCGGCGGGGGCAGTGGTGCTGGGCTTGCGAGCCATGATGGTCTTCCTACTTCACTGGGGTTAGGTTGGTTGGGCGGGTTACGGATAGCTCAACCATTCATAGAGAGAGGAGGGCGGGGCAGCGCGACCGACTTACCGAGGATGGTGCCGCATGGGTATGATGGTCCTACCCGATGCCGCGCTGCCCGCCAACACTGATATCTTACCGCGATGAGGAGGTGCTGTCAACGGCACCCACACTTCTTTCCACCACTTCGCGCGACACCGACTGGCCCTGCATCCGCAGGCGGGCGATGGCGCCCTCGGTCACGAAGTCCTTGAGGCTGACCCCGGTGGCGGCGCAGTGGGCCTTGAGCTGCCGGTGCAGCTCGATGTCAATGTCGATGGTGAGCTTCATGGTAGCGATGGACATGGGGCTATCCTTTCTTGATGGCAGCGGAGCAAACACACTTATACCTGGGACGCTTGCAGCCTTCGCAGTCGTACAGGGTCAGCTCCTTCAGGTCTTGAACTGCCACGAGAAGCTGGGCGACCTGGACGCGAAGGTTGTCGATGCTTGACAACGGGGCTGGAGCATCGGGCTGGACTGGGTCGATGTGGTGTTGAATGCCCGTGCTCATGTTACTTGACCTCGCAGGTGTTGAGTACATTGCTCTGTTGAGCGTAGCGACGTTTAAGCGATGCACTTATCTTGGCTCGTGTTTCGAGTGAACGGGGGCGACCGAGCTTTGCTGACGCCATCTTGGCTATGCTCTCGGGCGTGTGCTTCTTTCCGCGCCGAGCTTCACCTATCTGCGCGCAGCGTTCGGCCGACAACTTACGCCCCCGGTTTGGATTCTCTGCACAACGTCCGGTGTTTAAGCAGAACTCCGTGGCGAACACCCAGTCGATAGCGATCTGCTCGTTCACGAGTAACTCTTCCTTCGAGCACTCCACGAGAACATGCAGCTCTGCTGATTGGTACTCGTACCACGCGCGCTGAAGCTTTGGGGAATGCCGGCCTGCGCGTAGTTCGCAGCGATGAGAGAACACTCGTTGGTCCAAGTCTGTCGTAGACCCGACATAGAAGTAGGGGCCGATCACCAGTGAATACACACCACTGCGCTTTGTCCTCATTGGATTACTTGACCTCAAGGTTAGCGAGGTAGGCATCGAGAGCCGCACGAATGATGAAGGCTTTGCTGCGCTTGTCCTTCTTCGCGAGTGCCGCGAGCTGCGCTTCCTGAGTGGGCGTGATGTAGAGGGTCATGCTGACGGAGCAGGTCTCGGCGGTATCCATGGTGTTCTCCTACTGGGGTTGGTGGGGAGCAGCGCCCGGTGGCGTCTCGCTCCCACACCATCAACATAGCCCCTCCCCTGGGTGGATGCAAGCGGATTGGGGTGGGGTGCCACATCTTTTCTCGCTGGGCTCGCGTCAGTGAATGACTGCTCAGTCAGGAACCCCGCGCGCCCGAGCCAAAACCTGTAGGGCCCTGACCAAATCGGCCCGAGCCCCCCTGCCTGCGCCCTACCTGCGCCCGACCTGCGCCCGGACTACGCCCGACCTTAGCCCGACTTCCGCCCGACGAAGGAGATGAGCTGCCCCTCCTTCTCCACGGGCTCGGCTGCGGCCCCATCCAGGGACAGGCGGAAGACCATGTTACCCGCGCTGTTCTTGTGGGTCCAATCGCGCTTGTTCTTGATGCGCCGCCAGTTGCCGAACAGCTTGTCAAATGAGGGCTTGGTGGACGCGAACTTGAAACCGTTCGCTTCGCAGAACGCTTTGAACGCATCATACACTACGTTGCTGGTCAGGCGCGCGTTCTCATCGAACACGAGCGTGCCGAAGAAGGACTCTACCGGCGTTGTGGGCGCGGCCAACTCCGCGAACTTCTCAGCCGCATCGGGCTGCGCAGTCAGACAGTACTCGTGGTTGAGCACACGGTCCAACGCTGCGTAGATGAAGTGGCGAATGATTGCGTACCGCTCGGCGGCCACGGTCTTCTTGGAGTAGTCCTGAATGTCTGCGGTTGTGTGCCGCAAGACATCAGCGTTGAAGTCGATCTCGATCATACGCGCGGCCAAGCCCGTGCTACCGCCGCGCACGTTGATTCGATTGTTCGACCCATAGATGTGCCCCGCGATGGAATTGATATTGAACCCATCGTGGTGCTTGCGTTCGATAGGCAGGATGCCACCGGTAATGGCAATCTTCAGGTCGCCGTCTTCTTGAATCGGCGCCTTCTTCACGTCGTCCACGAGATTGATACGCGCGCCAACGAGCGGCCATTTATGGAACCCGTAGAAGTCCTGTGGGTGAATAGAGCAGCGAACCCCCGGCGGGAACAGCTCAGTCAGCACCTCGATGAAGGTGGACTTACCCGTGCCCGGCTCCCCGATAAGACACAGAAGTTTACGCACCTTTGTACCGAGACCGAGCAGCGCCATGCCCACGGCTTCCAGCATGACCGCACGGCGAGGGTCGGGGCCAGTGACGTTGTACTCCGTCAAGTACCCCGGGCTGAGCACGCGCTTGAAATAGCTGGCCAGCATCGGGCACTCTTCCTCAAACGAGGGCGCATCCTTCGGGTCAATCCAGGGCGTGTCGAAACACTGCGTCTCGGTGCAGCCGAATGACTTGATGGTGTCCTCGTCGGTGATGAGCTTTCCTTCTGCGT